GTCTAAAGAAAGATTTATCACTTATGGAATAATCCTTCTTTTAAGTAGTGCATTAATTTATTTTGTATTAATAGGAGATGAGGAATATGTTATAGATTATAATACTAAAATAGAAAGATTAGAATCTAAAGTTGATTCTTTGCATAACATAAATGATAATTTAGTATTTAAAATTGATACATTAAACCAACAAGTAGTAAAACTAGACAAGGAAATATATCAACAAGATAAAAAAATTGTCACTTTAAAATATAAAGTAAATGAAAAAGTTAATTCCGTTGATAGCTTTAATGATGATGAGCTTACAAGGTTTTTCACAGAACGTTACGGACAGTACCTCGATTCAGTTAAAAAAGCCAATAGTTCGTCTAGTAATTAAAGATTTAATTAAAGGAGACGGGAATAAAAATGAATTACTAATAGTTAATAAAAAAATAGGCTTATTAGAAAAAAAAGTTGTTATTAAAGATAGTGTTATAAATAAATTAAATGAAAGAGTTATAAATTTTGAAAGTATGTTAAATACCAAATCAAACCAAATAGCTTTATCACAGGAACTTTCTTTAAAACTCCAAACAGATTTAAAAAAGCAAAAGGTAAAAACCAAATTAATGTCTGGGGCGGGTTTATTAGTTGCAGTAGGTATTTTAGTATTGACAAAATAATATGGCTGATTTAAAAAAAGTAATACGTCAAGAATATTTAAAATGCGCTCGGGACCCCGTGCATTTTATGCGTAAATATTGTTATATACAGCATCCACAACGGGGCCGCATACAATTTAATTTGTTTCCTTTTCAAGAAAAGGTACTCAGTTTATTTCAAGACAACCCATATTCAATTATATTAAAATCTAGACAATTAGGTATATCAACTTTATCTGCTGGTTACTCTTTATGGATGATGACATTTCATAAGGATAAAAATATTCTTTGTATAGCTACAAAACAAGAAACAGCAAAAAATATGGTTACAAAGGTAAAATTTATGTATGAAAATTTACCTTCATGGCTTAAAATTGATGCTGCAGAAAATAATAAATTAAATCTTCGGTTATCAAATGGGTCACAAATTAAAGCTACATCAGCATCAAGTGATGCAGGTAGATCAGAAGCAGTATCTTTACTACTAATTGATGAAGCAGCATTTATTGATAATATTGGAGAAATTTGGGCATCAGCACAACAAACATTAGCAACGGGTGGTGGTTGTATAGCATTATCTACACCTTATGGTACAGGTAATTGGTTTCACCAAACATGGACAAGAGCAGAAGCTAAAGAAAACCAATTTTTACCTATTAAATTACCATGGTATGTTCATCCTGAAAGAGACCAAACCTGGAGGGATAGACAAGATGAATTATTAGGTGATCCTAGAATGGCTGCACAAGAATGTGATTGTGATTTTAGTACATCAGGTGATATTGTATTTTATAGTGAATATATAGAGTACTATGAAAAGTCATTTGTTAAAGCTCCATTAGAAAGAAGAGGAGTTGATAAAAATTTATGGGTATGGGAAAATGCCGATTATACTAGAGATTATTTAGTAGTAGCAGATGTATCTAGAGGTGATGGAAAAGATTATTCTGCATTTCACGTAATAGATGTTACTAATAATGTACAGGTAGCAGAATATAAAGGGCAATTAGGTACTAAAGAATTTGGACATTTATTAGTTGGTATAGCTACTGAGTACAATGAAGCTTTATTAGTAATAGAAAATGCAAATATAGGTTGGGCATCAATTCAAGTAGTAATCGAGCGTAATTACCCTAATTTATATTATTCTCAAAAATCAGAGGGAACAAATGTAAATTCTTATTTTGACAAATTTCAAGATCACTCTAAAATGGTAGCTGGTTTTACAATGTCTTCAAGAACTAGACCTATGGTAATAGGAAAATTTCAAGAATATATTAGTGATAAGGGTGTAACTATACAGTCTAAAAGACTAATTGAAGAAATGAAAACCTTTATTTGGCGTAATGGAAGACCAGAAGCTCAAACAGGGTATAACGATGATTTAGTCATGTCTTTTGGTATGGCTATGTATATTAGAGATACAGCTTTAAAATATAGGCAAAGAGGTATTGACATACAAAAACAAACATTAAACAATATGAAAGTCAACAGAACTCCTTATCAGGCAAGTTATGGTGTAGGTCACACAAAAGTGAAAAATCCCTACCAAATGAACACACCTGATGGCAATGAGGATATAAGTTGGTTATTATAGCAATATTTATAACGATAATTATATATTAACATGGCAGACAAAAGCGTATTTTCAAGACTAAGGAAACTATTTTCAACAGATGTAGTAGTACGAAATGTTGGGGGAAATCAAGTTAAAACTATAGATTCAGGACATATCCAATCAAGTGGGGAATATGAAACTAATGCTCTAGTAGATAGATTTAATAAGGTATACTCTAGTGCCCCAACATCATTATTAGGTGCTCAATTTAATTTAAATTACCAATACTTAAGAACAACTCTATACTCAGAATATGATGTAATGGATACAGATGCAATTATTGCTTCTGCCTTAGATATTATAGCTGATGAATCCACACTTAAAAATGATATGGGTGAGGTATTACAAATTAGAAGTTCAAATGAAGATATTCAAAAAATACTTTATAACTTATTTTATGATGTTTTAAACATAGAATTTAATCTTTGGATGTGGGTTAGACAAATGTGTAAATATGGTGATTTTTTCTTAAAGTTAGAAATAGCAGAAAAATTTGGTGTTTATAACGTTATCCCTTATACAGCATATCATATTGAAAGGTTAGAAGGTAACAACCCAGACAATCCAGCTGAAGTATTATATAAATGGAATCCTGATGGGTTTGCTGGTAGTTCTTATGGTTACTATAATGTACCTAACCAAGGTGCAGATAATAGTCCTGGTATTACCTATGAAAATTATGAAATGGCTCACTTTAGAATGGTAGCTGATGTTAATTACCTTCCTTACGGTAGATCATATATTGAACCTGCAAGAAAATTATATAAACAATACTCATTAATGGAAGACGCAATGTTGATTCATAGAATTGCACGTGCACCAGAAAAAAGAGTATTTTATGTAAATGTTGGTTCTATACCTCCAAATGAAATTGAAGCATTTATGCAACAAACCATTTCAAGTATGAAACGTACTCCTATGATGGATGAAAAAACGGGTGAATATAACTTAAAGTATAACATGCAAAATATGCTTGAAGATTTTTATATCCCAGTTAGAGGTAATGATAATGCAACTAAAATAGATACTACACCTGGCTTATCATATGATGGTATTCAAGATGTTGAATATTTAAGAGATAAATTATTTGCAGCTTTAAAAATTCCAAAAGCATTTTTAGGCTATGATGAAAATGTAGAGGGTAAAGCTACTTTAGCGGCTGAAGATATTAGATTTGCTCGTACAATTGACAGAATACAAAGAATAATACTATCAGAACTAAATAAAATTGCATTAGTACATTTATACACTCAAGGTTATACGGATGAAACATTGACTAATTTTGAATTATCAATGACTACTCCATCAATTATATTTGAACAAGAAAAAGTAGAACTTCTTAAATCTAAATCAGAGTTAGCAGGTAGTTTATTAGAACAAGGTTTAGTACCTTCTGATTGGATTTACCATAATGTTTATCACTTTAGTGAAGATCAATATGATGAATATAGAGATTTAGTTAGAGAAGATGCTAAACGTCAATTTAGAATTGACCAAATAAAAGCTGAAGGTAACGATCCAGTATCAACAGGTAAATCATATGGTACACCTCATGATTTAGCATCATTATATGGAATGGGAAGGACACAATCTGACCCAGCAAATGTACCAGATGGCTATGCTGATGATTTAGATAAAGGTAGACCAAAAGATTCAATAACTAATAGGGGTAAACAAGAAAGCAATTTTGGCAAAGACCCACTAGGTACTAAACGTATGAAAGATACAGATAAAAATGATGGAAATGGTAGACCTGGTTTAAGAGAAACAGTAAGTGCCCAAGTAACTTACTTAAAAAATAAAGACATTTTTAAATCTTTAAACAAGAAAAAATTGATTTTTGAAGAAGATAAAAATTCTTCATCGTTACTTGATGAATCTCAACTAAAAGACTAATATTTATAAATAAATATATTTTTGATGAAAATAAAACACTCAAAGTATAAAAATACTGGCATACTATTTGAACTGCTAGTAAGGCAAATAACAGCCGATACTTTAAAAGGCGTAGACTCACCAGCAATTAACCTCCTAAAAGAAAACTTTGTAAAAAGTGAACTTGGACGTGAATATAAGTTATATGAATCTATTTTAAAATCTAAAGTACTAAGTGAAGGTAGAGCTAATTTACTACTATCTACCATTTTAGAAAGTTCTGCAAAATTAAATAGAACTGTATTAAAAAAACAAAAATATAATTTAATTAATGAGATTAAAAAACATTATAATTTAGAATCCTTTTTTGGTTCTAAAATAAATAATTATAAAGAAATAGGCTCTATTTATACTTTAATAGAAAGTTATAACAGTAAACAAGTAACTGATATAAACCAAATTAATAAAAATAAAATAACATTATTAGAACATCTGACTAAACAGATAATCCCTAAAGATGAAACAGATAAAATTTTAAATGAATTTTCTGAATATGATAAAGATGTTAGATCATTAACATATAGAATATTATTAGAAAAATTTAATGATAAATATGATGGTTTAAGTATTGATCAAAAACAAGTACTTAAAGAATTTATTCATTCTGTAGATTCAACTCCTAGTTTAAGAAATTTTTATAATTCTAAAATTAAAGAATTACATTCATTACTAAAAGAAACAGGAAACAACATTAAAGATAAAGCTATACAAATTAAAGTACAAGAAGTTTCAAAATTACTAGTTGAATTAGATAAAACTGATAAAGTAGACAGTGATAATCTAGTTGACTTACTCCAATATTATGAATTAATTCAAGAAATTAAAATAGCAAATGGCGTACAAGTATAAAATTAAAGAAGCTGCTCCTAACTTAGCTCAACAGGGTAATTATAAAGTTGGTGATGTTACTTATTCTAAAGATGGTGACACCAGATATACTGTAAATGCAGTAAATCCAGAAAGTGGTAAAGTATCTTGGAAAGTAACTAATTTACCTAATTTTGATAAATTATTTGATGATGTGAATGATGCTGCTATGTCTGCTAAAGGTGTTTATACTAAAGTAAAAGACGATCAAAAATTTAGAGAGTTTTATGAAGATATAAGACAGATTAGAAATAAAATCAGAACCCATTTACGTTCAGAATACCCAGAAGATTATAAGCGAATGACTATGAATGAGGAAGATGTAGATGAAGCATCTATGTCAGGTGCAGCTGGTGCTTATAATACACCTTATGCCTTTAATAAAAATAAAAAAGCAGATGGGACAGATAATGATTCAGCATACACTTCTATTGGATACAAAGCAGTAAAGGAAAAAGCAGAAAATATTATTAGAAAAAAGTTTGCAAAAGTACCAAAAGCAAAAAAAGTAACATCTAAACAAAAAATGAAATTACCTTCAGGTATGGTAAGTTCATTTGGAGTTGCTGAAAATAAAGAAAATCCTGGTGCTACATTAGGACCTGGACCAGCAGCAAGTGAAGATGGAGTAAAAGATAATTATTATGTAAAAGGATTTAAGTATAAATTAGTTCCAAAAAATAAACAAGGAACTTATGTACAGAAGGGATCATCTATGCCAGTTCGTAAACTTTGGGGATAGGGCTAATATTTATAATATGAAGTACAGAATAATTAAAGAAGAAACTGAAGCATCTAAATATCAACAAGAGCGTATTGAAGCATTTGATAATATAGAAAAAAGATTAGATGACATAAAAAAAGAATTACGTCAAGCAAAAATAGAAACAATAAAAGTATACAGAGAACAACCAGATACTTATGCTGTAGTTAAACCTACAGATTTAATTAACGATTTTTTAAAAGACATAGAAACACTATTAGGAAAATAATATGAAAACACTACAAGAACAATACAATTTAATTAAAGAAGGAAAAGGAGCAAAAGATGTATTCCTTAAAGAAGCAAAGCTTCAATACCCTTCAATGATTAATAATGCTGCTAACTTTACACAAGCCGCTAACATTTTAAAAAGAAGAAGTGTAATCCAAGAAAATTATGTAGATTTAAAACCTATAAGTTCATGGGAAGCTCCTTCTAAACCAACTTGGGAAACTAAATTTAATAATTTTTTAAATGAAGCCGGAGATAAATCATTAAATCCTATTGTTAATAACGATATGAAATTTAATACTAAGGAACAAGATGAAAAAGTGTCAGCTGATCCTAAATTAAAGTTTGAAATGAAAAGTGGTGGTGTTGGTTCTTACAAAGTAGCAGATTCAGTTGAAAATATAGAATCACATAATTATGATTATTCTCCTATAGTAGATAACATTAACAATGTTAATGGGCAAGAAATGCTAAATGGTGTTTATGTTGAAACTAAATACAATCCAGAATTAACATTAGAAGAAGCTCAAGCTTTAGCAATTAAAAACTTAGCAAAAGATCCATTACATTATGTAAAAAATGGGCAATTTGGAGTTAAAGATTTAGGATACCAACAACCAGCAGTACAAGAAAATGATGGTAAAACATATGGTGGTAGTGGATACAGTGATAAACTAAAAAATAGTGATAATAATTGGGCTGTAGTAAAAGAATCAATTCAAAAAGTAGTAAAAGAAAACCTTGTAACAGGTAAAGGAAATCCAAATTCATTAGCTTCATTATCAGGTGAAGTAATAAAACAGATGATGAATGAATCAGGATTACAATGGACCCCTGTAAAGGAAGCAGAAAGTTTACAAGATTTTGAAACTGAAAAACCAATGGAACCTGAAGTAAAAGAAAATGCTGTTGATAAAGCAATAGATGCTTCTCAAGATAAAGCAGGTATGGAAGAAGAAGCAAGACCTGACTACCCAGATGTAGATGGAGATGGTGACACAAAAGAACCAATGGCTAAAGCAGCTAAAGATAAAAAGAAAAAAATGAAAAAAGAATCTATAGATAGTAAATTAGCTGAAATAGGAAAAGAAGCTGAAGAAGTAAAAATGGAAGCTCAATTAGATTTCTTACATGATCATATTCAAGAAAAAGTAGACAGAGTAGCTTCAATTAATGAGGATGAAAATCTTAGTGAATTAATTGATAAGTCTAAAATGAAGCAAATGCAGAGAGAAATTAAAGACCTTGAAAAGAAAAAGGCTAGAATGGAAAAACTTTATGAAAAATCTTGTGGTAAAAAATATGCTAAAAAAGAAATGGTAGATGAAACTGAAGAAGTAGACGAATCATTTGATAGTGTAGTTGATGATATTATGGATCAAGGTAAATCAAGAGAAGACGCAGAAAAAATTGCAGGCGCAATTAATGCAAAATATGTAGGTAACTACAAATAAATTAAAGTTATACATGAAGACATTACTAATAGAAACGCATGCGTTTAAACCATCACCA